ATAAATATAATAATTAATTAGCTAGCTGCTAATAAATTATAATAATTAATTAGCTTTTGCTAGGTCAATCTTAACTTTTTTACCGTTTTTTGTGTGGTAAATACTAATATTGAAGTCCTCCCGGAAAATTTTATCTCGAATTAAATTAACATTATCTATATCATCATCTGAAAATCCTATTGATGGTTTAATGTTAAAATCCAAATTAACGTAAGAAACAAGACTAATCCTTACTTTTTTTGATTGTTCCTCAATGTAATTTAAAAAATCATTCATCGCTTTAACTTTACCCTCCGATGGATCCGACATTGTACCATGTAGATAAGTTATTGGGTAGAACCTACACTTATCCAAATAATCCTTAATTAACCAGTCATAATCATTATTAAATTTTGAGTTGGTTATTATATGATACCCAATTAGATTATTTATCAATTTATCCCTGTCAATTCCCTCGTATGATATATCTATAAGATTTTTTATACCATTTTTAATTGTTTCTGGGTTGTGACCCCTAGCAGTAATAATTGAAAATATTGATCCGTTGTTTATGGCCTCAACAAAGTCTTTCCAAATATCTGATGAAGCTATCTTAGCTTTCTTAATGTCCATCATAAATCTATCGTCACCGCCCTGTAGGAAATCCCTAAACGGTTCATTATCATACCCAACAATTAAATTACCATTAAATTTAAATTGTCTTTTACCGATTATAGATTTCTTAAACGAGTATTCATATGTTGGCATACCAACGACACGATCATCCTTTGTTTTCAAATAAACCATTGTTGGCATTTTTAATATATTGTCATCCCAATCAAAAGCGTAATACTTCAATCCAAAATCGGTGATATTTTTCATAAATTAATTTTAAAGGTTAACAAATATAAATAAAAAAAGGGAGATAATCAAATATCCCCCTTAATTTTTTTAAACTATTTGTTTTTTATACATCATCAAACGAAGCTCCGGTTGGTGTGATATAGAATGTTATATCAATAAACTCAAGAGATCTTGTTGGTTTAATGTATATTTTACCAGTCATCTGATTTCTATCTAAGTCAGAAGTATCTGATGATACTGTAACTCGGAAGTCATATAAACCTCTATCTCTTCTAATTGCGTCTAAGATTGGATTTACTGAGTTTAAGAAATCTTGTCTAACTTGTTCATCGTTTTGGTCAAACAATAACCTTACAGATACCGCAGAAATCAATTTACGTGCTTGTAGTAGTAATCGTCTAACGTTAATTCTATCAAGTGCTGATTCACGTACCTGTAAAGTTTTATTACCCCATATAACTGTACCAACATCAGCGAAGGTAGCGATTGGGTTAATTCTACCCGTATATAACACGTCTCTATCTTCTTGTGTTAATTTTTTACGAGCTTTAATTGAGTTAACAATACCTCTCGTGTAACCTGCCGCTGCGAACCATGGGAACGCTATGTTGTCAGTTAAAGCTAAGTTTCTTGTAACCTCAGCTGTAGGTGGTATGTAAATTTGTGTATTGTTTACCGTATCTCTTGTTAATACCCAAGGGTAATAAGTAGCTGTGTAATTCGAATCAAGTCCGATTAACTCAAGATTATCAACCGCTTCCTGTGGGTATATTAATCCATCCGTTCCGGTGGTTGTTGGTAAATATAAATTATAATCTGGTGTTGTTGTGATATACAAAGAGTCCGCTCTGTCGTTCTCGATCATATCTATCGCTGACTCAACCAAATTACTATTATTTACATAATCAATACCAGGGGTAACAAATACATTAATGTTAACAGATTCTGGATTGGAGAATGTTTTAATACCTAATAGGTAAGCGTAATAATCTGTGTTAGCGAATTCAGTTGTACCATCACCAACAGAGATTTGTTTAAACGCTCCCCATCCAGATGCGTTAGGGTACCTATCACTAGGACAAGCTCCATTCAAGAATCCGGATTTACCTAAAACAAACTCATCCTTATTTGTTCTATATTCTCTATAGATATCCCAACCATCAAAACCACCTTGTACTAATAAAGTAAATTTACGAGCGTACAGTCTATAATATGGGTTTGCGGTATCTGTTGGTTCACTACTAAACGAAGCGTCACCAACATAGAATCTAGGTGTTCCACTTGTTGAGAATCCGTTTGAGATTGTAATTCCACTAGCGTTTTTATCCATGTGGAATCCTTTACTTAAATAGGACCACTCAACACCATCAATGTCACAAGAAGAACTAGGATTTCGTTTACCTTTATATTCGTAGTAACTACTGTCATACCCAAAACTATTTGAGATACCTAGATATGTTCTTCGAATATTATCACCAGGTTCTGTGGTAGCGTCATCATTACCATTAGCAAATCCAAATGGTGGGTTAAAGAAAACTTCACCAGGGAAGAAATATTTTGTTTTGATGATAGGGAATGGAGATCTAACACCATCGTACTGACGGAAATTATACCCATCAAAACCACAAGGTAGTGAATCATTAGGTGCGTCCTCATTAATCTCAATCATTATGTATTTTGAATTTAATTCGTACTCACCGTCAAGTGTACCAATTTTTTTAGCTACAAAACTATTTTCATTTGGATTCATTGAACAGTTTGTGAACTTTTCTAAAACCACGGGGTTTGAATCCGTATCATAGTAATCCCTAACTAAAACATCAAATGTTAAATTATTAAATGATATATTAATAATTGATATTTTTACTTGTGTATTCGCTGCGTCACCATCAGATACTGTGTAGAATTTAAATAGATTATACACTTTAGTACCCCTCAATTCGGAAACAACCCAAGGTGAGTTAGCTGATTGATATCTATCTAAATACCACCCTATTGAATCCGAAGTTTCACTTTGAGCTGAATCTAAAGCTACTAATTCAGAATTAATACCCCTAATGTATCCTTTTCTAAAACCAAAGTTCAATAAAGATTGGAACCTCTCCTCTAAAAATACAGGAACAACACCTTTAGGTTTACCAAAGTTGTCGGTACCAAATACTTTAGTTACGTAGTTTGAGTCAGATATACTGAAAGATGTTTCAAATGTAAAGTTAGTTCCATTATCATTTGTTACATTGACAGCAAATGGTAAATATGGATTTTTGGTAGCTCCAGAATAAATCCCAGATACATTTAAAGTTACGTTATTAATGTTTGAAACTTCATAACCTGGGTTTTCACTAGATGTATAATTTGATAAACCTCTAGATCTTAAAGTAGCGATAACTAAATCATCATACTCAGTATATGAAGTACCGGTATATGTGTAAATTACACCAATCAACGAACCAGTGTAACACTCAACAATTAGTGGAACTGGTGTAGCTGTTGGAACTGGGGTCGGAATAGGTGTAACACAAGGGTCTGGTGGTGGTGGGGGTGGTGGTACAGGTTGTGTAGTTGTTGTTGTCACAGGTGTAACATTTGTTAATCCAGTAATATATGAAAAGAATGAGAATCCTGAATACTCACCATTACCTGTATTATCAAATTGTGAATAATACCAAGGGTCGTTAAACGCTGATTCCAAATCAGTATCATTTAGTGATACATCAGGAACACCATATACATTTGTTTCAGCTGTAAACACAGGTGATAGTATATTATAATCCTCAGTATCAATTGATCCGAAGTAACTAATTGTTGTAGCTTCAGCTAATGACTGATCGACAGATCCTATAACGTCATATATTAAATCATTTAAATAATCGTTTATTGATGAGGTGGACCCGTTGAATTGTTCAAACTGTAGATTTAATTTTTCTAAAATTAAAGGATCAATTCCAGACACATCAAATGTTGATTGACCAGTTGAATTTGTACAAGCTGTAAAATTGAATGTATATCCAATTTTTTCATACTCATTACAAGCTGGTAAACAATCCACGATAACTGGATCGGTACAATATCTACCAATTGTGTTAGGATCAACATTAGCTTTAGTCATGATTGACCAAGATGGTCCAGCGTCATAACCAGATAAACCCAATACTCTAGTTACAAACAATTGATTTGATTGTTGTAAATAAGCTTTAGCTATATAAGCCGCTTCATATTTAGGGATTTGTGTGTTTATAAATTTTTCAGGTGTTGTACCCCCAAAGTAAGTCTGGAACTCATCGTAATTTCTAACGAATATTGGTTCAAAAGCTGGTCCTTTGATAGTTTCACCTACGATACCTAAAGTGGTAACACCGACACTTTGAGCTACAAAACTCAAATCGACTTCAGACGTATACACTCCAGGTGATACAAATACTTTACTGTTAGTAGCCATTTTCTATTAATTGTTTATTCTTTTATTTTAATAATAAATATTGACGTTTTTTGTAAAAACTTTACTTATCAAAAAGTATTTATATATTGGTATGATTTTTTTCTACCTTTTTTCTACCATGGATAACAACAAGAAAATAAAGAACTTAAAGATATCACCAGAGGTACATTCTGTATTAAAAAAATACTGTGATAAACGAGGTATTAAAATGTATAAGTTTTTGGAAAATTTAATAATGGAGAAGTGTAAAGATAAAAAGGATATTTACGGTGAAAATTAAATTAATTCTTCATTAAATATAATCTCAGACGGTTGTGTGTTATCTAATTTTGTAATAACAACCCTAACAAGATCCCCATTATTGATTTGAATTTCCGTAATATCGTTACCATAAAAATCATCATTTATGAATACCTGGTAACTGTCAACATTTTTGTCACTAACATAATGTAAATTAACGACGTAATCGTAAGTCTTCTCATTAACCAAATTACCGACCGGATAAGTAAACAAGGACGTACCTGGGGTTGGGGGGATTTCTTTTCTTATTTTTTTCCTTTTAACTTTTGTATCCGTTTCATACATTTGAAATACTCGTGTTAAAGCTGGTTTCACCTCAAACTCATCTTCATCAATTAAAAATCCAAGTAATGTGAAGTTGTATTTTTGAATATAGAATTTTCTTTTTTCCATATCCATAACCGATTCGTCTTGTATGTCGTCATTAATAATTGGAATATAATGTCCTTTAATTACTTGGTACGCTTGTCTTGACGCGAACTTCTCGATAATAATTTGATTAAATTTATTTAACTCCCTCATTCTATTACATACAATAGCTACCGTATATTTAATATCTACCGGGACTGGTTGTGGTATTTTATAAATGTCCATCCCATGTCTTTGTCCATCCCATGTTGGAACCTGAGCGTAATAGTACATTCTTCTATTTGGTATGTTATATAGTGTAGCTGGATTGGTACCAAATTTAACTTCCGGTGTTCTTATTACCGTTATAAATGGGGGTTCAGCGTTTTTATCTATATTTTGAAAGTCCCAAGACTCGGTAAACTGAGACCAATTCTGTGTCGTTAAAAGTATATCAACCATCGGTACAACACTACCCTCAACTACACATCTTAACTCATCACGTACAAAATCTAAAAACCCCCGATCTAAATCAGCGTGTAATAAACTTTTTGGTAGGTAAGTACCATCCATAGAAATCATGTCAGCCATTTCATGTCTTCTAGGTAATAAAGTTTTCTTATCAATAAGATCTATATTCTTCTTTATTTTTTTAGGTAATCCCATTTTTACAATCCTCTAAATTCGTTAGGTCCAACAGGTGAACCAATTATTGTTCTATAGAATGGTTTATACCCCCTATAGTTATGTTTTGTGTCGGAAACAACACGACCATCATTTACCACTGTGTAATATCTAACAAAAGTCTCACTTTCATAGTACCCAATGTAATCCCCAAAACTAATGTCAATTTCCAAATTCTCCAATGTTTTTTGATACACCGATACCGTAATATTCCCAGGTTCCATCTGATCCATTTTGGTTGTACCCAATGATTTATTCTCAGGAGCTGCTATACCGACGTAAGCGTTAAACTCAACCGGAGGTAGAAATTTTATCCCATCAGATACCGTCTCACCGTACACATCATCAGTTTTTGTTTTTGTTCTATCAATTCGATATAGTATACAGGTGAAGTTCATATCACCAACTAACCACTCCTCACCCATGGAAATTTCAAGGTCATAATCACTATCACCAAAAAATTTTCCTAACCTTGTTATTGGAATTTTATTCGACATTGTCAACTTTTTATTGATAAATATTAAAATTTTTGTTATTTTTAAAATAAAAGGTATTTTGGATATCGGACAACAACTAATA